GTACAGGATTGGCGGCATCTCAAGCGGGCGCACAAACAGCACAAGCGGTCAACCAAGCAAACCTTTTAAGTAATTTGGGTAATGCAGCGTTAGTTAGCTCTATTGCTGGAACACCAGGCGTAAATCTTAATTTAAAAACATAGGGATAAATCATGCCAGTATTTACCGATTATCCAACCTTCAAAGGCAGTAGCCTAAATGATTTATTAGGTTCGATTCAAGGCGTTCAAAATTTCCAACAGCAACAGCAGTTAATGCCTTTGCAATTGGAAAGGGCGCAATTAGAAACACAAAAAGCAAGAGCAAATGTTCCGTTAGAAATATCTCTAAAACAACTTGAAGAACTAAAAGCTAGAGAAACAAACCCTAGTGAAATTGCACGTTTGCAATCTTTATCTAGACAGCAATTAGGTACTGAACAACCAACAATTAAAAAAGCTGAAGAAGAAGCCGCACAAGCCAAAACTAAAACTTTATCAGATGCTTTTGCTTACGACAAAGATTACAACGCCCAAATCAATCAAAAATTGGGTGGATTCTTAAACGATAAAGGTTTAAAAGGTAGCCCAAGTGAAGTTTTGCGAGTTTTGAAAGACGCTGAAAATGAAGTCAAGCTATTGACCAAAAGCGATCCTGAACATGAATTAAAAACTGAAGCTCGATTTGCTCCACTAAAAAATCTAGTTGTTAGTGGTAAACACGCCAATGTTGAACAAGCATTGAAAAACATCATTCAATCAGGCGTTACCCCAACAACACAACAATCATTACAAACAAAACAACTTACTACAGTTGGCGGTGCGCCTGCTGTGTTTAATGCTTTGACAGGAACGGCAGAGCCACTAACAATTAATGAACAACCTCAAGGTCAACCTCAAGGTATGCCACAAGGTTTGCCACAGGGTGCACCACAAGGCGGTCCATTACCTCCAGGTATGGCTTTACCGCAAGGTATGCCACAAGGTGTTACGCCTACACAAATGTCATTGCCTTATCCAGTTCGTAAAGCTGGTGACATCAGGCCACTTGCACCAAATGAAATAGTAGATACTGAAAAAGGTGCTGCTTATCGTAATAATTTGACAACTAGACAAACTGATTTAGCGCAATCTAGGCGTAATCTTGATGAAGTTATATCCCAAGCTGACAAAATAGCAAAAGAATCTACTAAATTTATGGGTTTGGATACAGCCACAGGGACATTAGGTGCTTTATCTAGAACTTATGCTAGTGTTATTGGCGATCCTAAATACAAACAATTAAGCAAAGATTTGGCAAATGTACAAATTGCAAATATCCAAGCACAAGGCGGTTCAATGGATACCGTTGCTGGTCAGCAATTACAAAAAATGGCCAATGGTGATGAGACTTACCCGCCAGAAGTATTGAAAAATATTGCTAGACGTACTTATGCTGATGTACAAAACTTGGATATGCAAGCCACGGCCGCATCTAAATTTGCACAAAAATATGGTGATAGTAACCTCAATGCGTTCAAACGTATGTGGTCACAAAATGCTGATTCAAAAGTATTTGAAGCAATTACCATATTTCAAAATGTAAAAGACAAAGATGAAAGGGCACAAGAAATAAATAAAATTCTTGGTGAAAAACCAGAATTGAACAATTATAAAAATAAATTTGATTACGAAAAAGCATTGCAATCTTATACAAATCAAAGAGAAAAGTTTTACAATAAATACAATAACATCAAGAAATTAACCGAAACAGGGGAACTTTGATGGATGAATTGGGTGAATTGATCCTTGGTGAAAGACCAAAGGTTGAAAGACAACCTAATCTTGTTGCGCCTAAAAAAAGCCCCATGAGTGGTTTGAATCCGCAATTGCAACCTAAAGTAGAACAACCTGATGAATTAGGCCAATTAATTTTAGGCACAACTGAACAACCTAAACAAGAAGTTAATCAACCTAGACCCGTTCAACAACAAAAAGAGCCTGGCTTAGTAGAAAAAGCAATTGGATTAGGTGAAGCTGGACTTGGCACATTGTCAGGTATGGTTGCCGCACCAGTTAGTGCATTGGCAGGTATTGGCGGTACATTGACAAGCGGTAAATATGGAACGCAACAAGGTATCCAAGCAGGTCAAAAAACTGCTCAAAACGTACAAGAAGCGTTGACCTATCAGCCAACAACACCACAAGGTCAAGCATACATACAGCAATTACAGAGTGCATTTGAGGCTAGTAAATTACCGCCAGTTGGTGTGCCTGAACTAATGGGTATGGGAATGGGACAAAGACCCAAGCCTGTTGAAATGCCTAAAGTTAGAATTGAGCCTATTGCACCCAAAGGTGGATTGCAACCTGCGGGCGCAGCGGCAACAACCAATAAAGCTGTTTTGCAACAAGCAATTCAACAAGCCGCACCTGACTTAGCACAAGAATTAAAAACTATAAATCCTAAAGATTTAAATCAAAAAGCCTTAACAAACATAACAGAGGCCGAATCTTTAAAGTATCCAGTACGTTTGACATTAGGGCAAGCGGCAGAAGATGCCAACCTAATATCTACTGAGCGTAATGCAAGGGCAACGCAAACACAGTATTTAGAGCGTTTCAATGAGCAAAACAAAGCATTGCAAGAAAACGTTAACCATGTAAAAGAAATTACTGCGCCTGATGTATTTGCCCCTAATTATGTGGCTAATGCTGAAGGTGCAATGGAATTTGTGGGTAACAAAATCAAAGAAAACGAATCGGCCACTAAAAATGCTTATGAGGCATTAGATCAATATGGTGCAGGCAAGATAAAAGTTGATAGTGAAACATTTGCCAATAATGCAATCAAAGCATTGACTGAAAAAGAAGACATTGACTTTTTGCCATCCATAATTAAATCAAAAATTGATACTTATGTTAACGGCAAAGAAATGAATTTTGCCCAATATGAAAACTTACGCACTCAAATAGCTAGAGAAACACGCAAAGCACAAAGAGCAGATGACGGCAATGCGGTTCATGCTTTAACTTTGGTGCGTGGTGAATTGGAAAAGTTACCTTTGATCGGTGAAACTGTAGAAGCAAAAGCATTAGCTGACAAAGCTAGAAGTGTGGCCAAAGCAGAATTTGATTTAGTTAATAAAGACAGTCCTACATACAATAAGATTTATGCGGACATTGTTAACGGCAAGGCCGATACAAAAGACTTTATTCAAAGTGCCGTTTTAAGATCAAAGAATGCTGATTTTGTAAAAATGATGGATTTGTTTAAAAACGATCCTGAAGCGGTACAGCATTTAAGGGCAGGCGCATTAGATATTATTATGAAAGATGCCACGGACGCTAGTGGTAACTTCAAACCTGCAAGGTTTAACAAGGCAATAGAAAACCTCGATGTAAACGGCAAATTAATGCCTTTGTTCGGTGAAGATGCACTTACTCTCAAAAAGATTGCTAAAGCTGGGCAATTGGTAGAAGCTAGACCTGCGGGCGCTTTTGTCAACGAATCCAATACAGCATTACAACTGATGAAACAATATGGTAGTAAAGTGGCAGGGCAAGTGCCTATTGTTGGTAGATTTGTTGAGCCTGCACAACAATTATTGCAAGAACGTGCAGCAAAGAAAGAAGTAAAACAATCCTTAAAGCCTGGGGCAGGCGCAAAACTTTCAGATATAGGAAAATAAAATGGCAGTCAATCTTTCTCCCGTAGGCAATGGTTTTCAATTTCTATCAAGCACAACGCCTAACGTGCCTTTGGCTGGTGGGTATATCTATACCTATCAAGCAGGTTCTAGCACACCCCTAAACACTTATACGGACGTTAACGGCACAATTGCTAATACCAATCCAATTGTGTTGGGTACAGATGGTAGACCGCCAAATGAGATTTGGTTAACAAGCGGATATTCTTATAAGTTTGTTTTAACCGATTCAAGCAACAACACGATACAAACCCTCGACAATCTTTACGGAATTATTGGTACAGCACCAAGCGTATCGGCTGTACCAGCAGGCGGTATTATCATGTGGTCAGGTTCTATTGGTGCTATACCAACTGGATACGTTATTTGTAATGGATCAAACGGTACACCTGATTTGAGGGATAGATTTGTTGTTGGTGCGGGTAATACTTATTCCGTGGGCAACAATGGTGGATTTGTTAATAGTGGCGTTGTAACTAGCGCAGGCACTAACAATCCTTTGTATTATGCGTTAGCGTTTATACAGAAGACATAACATGAATAACATTGATCCAATCCAGTATGGCCAATTGATTGCTAAAGTTGAGATGCTTGAATCTCAAGTTTCAGAAATGTCAACGGACATTAAATGTCTATTAGCTATGGCCAATAAATCAAAAGGTGGCCTTTGGGTTGGAATGACATTAGCGTCATTGTTTGGTGGTTTACTTCATTTTCTTGGTGAAAAGTTACTCAAATGATTGAGTTAATGGCGGTATATCAGGGCTGTAAATTAGCTCACGAAGGCATCAGAAATGCCGTAGAGATATACCAACAGTTCAAAGAAGATGGTAAGGATGTGTCGCAGATCATTGGTGAAATTACTGGCCATTTAGGGCGGTTCTTTCAACATAAAGAAGATTTAGTTGCTGCCGAAAAAGAAGCTAAAGATACACCAAAAGTTAACATAAATGTTAATGAAGAAGCGATGAATCGTGTGATGCGTACACGGGAGTTGCAAAAGATGGAAACAGAATTAAGAGAGATGATTATCTATCAGATTGGTTTGCCAGGTCTTTGGGAAGAATTTGACAAGATGCGCCAAGTCGTTCAAAAAGAACGCAATGAGTTGGAACGTCAAAAAAAAAGGCTATTGAACTGGCTAAACGAAAACGGGAAGTTCTCATCGAGAAATATAGTGTACGAGCCGCTATATGCGTATCAGTTCTTATATGGGTACTGACTTTTGTTTTAGTGGAATACAGCGTATATAGAAGTTACCAAAAGTCTAAATACCACATTGAAGAATAAAACCCAAATACGACTTTAAGGAGTAGATATGAATTGGTTAAAGACTATAGCACCTACAATAGCCACGGCTTTGGGTGGTCCATTGGCGGGTATGGCGGTTGAGGCCGTTTCCAAAGCTATTGGCGTTGACCCTGCCCAAGTGCAAGAAACCATCAATTCAGGAAAGATGACTGCTGACCAAATAGCATCATTACAGACTGCTGAAATTGCTCTTAAAGCTAGAGCACAAGAAATGGGTTTGGATTTTGAAAAGTTAGCGGTAGCTGACCGTACTTCTGCTAGACAAATGCAAATCAGCACACAAAGCTATGTACCGCCTACATTGTCAATTATGATTGTATTGGCGTGGGCAATCGTGCAATGGTTTTTGTTAACGCACATTATTGATAGCTCAATGCGTGAGCTTATAGCCCGAGTGTTGGGTACTTTGGATGGTGCTTTGATGCTAGTTCTTTCTTTTTACTTTGGTAGTTCTGCTGGTTCACAGGCCAAAGACACCATGATTCACAATTCTGTACCAAAATGACAACACTTTTATCACCCCATTTTTCACTAGAAGAGCTGACAATAACAGACCATAGGGAGTTTACAAATGAACCTAATGACCTTGAAAAGAACAATCTTAAACGTCTGGCAGAGTTACTTGAACAGGTTAAAAGACTTTTGGGCGATAAGCCAATTATGGTTAACTCAGGTTTTAGGTCTAAACAGGTTAATGACGCAGTTGGAAGTTCTGATCGGTCTCAGCATCGGGTTGGGGCTGCTTGCGATTTTCGTGTACCTGGTATGACCCCAGATGAGGTTGTGAAGGCCGTCATAGCGTCCGACATACCTTATGACCAAATCATTCGTGAGTTTGACCGTTGGACGCATATTAGCGTACCAAATGAGCCAAACGGCAAACCTAGACGGCAAGCGTTGATAATTGATAAACAAGGCACAAGGATATACAGTTAGATTTTCATAAGTAAACAAGGGAGTTTTAGACTCCCTTTTTTTTCGTAAATGTGTCACACTAGTTGAGGACAATAACTTCATGAAAATCAAAGCCTTGGATAATTTTGTTCATGAACATCTTTTAAATAAGATGCAGAAACAATGTTTACCCCAAGATGAGGTTTACGATGTGTCAAAAGGTTATTGGTGGGGAGCTTTTGATGGAGACGTTTGTATTGGTTTTTGTGGGCTTGTACCTAGCGCTCGTTGGGGCGATTGTGGTTATTTATGTCGTAGCGGAGTTGCTAGAGCGTTTCGTGGCAAGGGGATACAAAAGAAACTTATCAAAGCGAGAGAACGTAAGGCAAGAGCCTTGGGATGGAATTGGTTAATCACAGACACAACAGACAACCCAGCATCATCAAATTCATTAATTTCATGCGGTTTTAAATTGTTCAATCCCACAATTCCGTGGGGGGGTAAATATACTCTTTACTGGAGAAAGCATTTATGAAGTTCTACAGCGACATGGAGTTTATTACTCTGTTTGAT